TCTATGGCGACGGAGAGGAGGACACCACAGCATGAGCAAGATCGTCGAGCTGTACGTCAAGGAGCTGACCCGCGAAGGCTCCACCATGACCATCAACGACGTCCCGAAGAAACTGCGCAAGCAGGTCGAGGACGCCATCGCTGCCCTCGAGGCAGCCGCAAACGCCGGCACCGCGAAGGAAGGGGCGACCGAATGATCGCCCGGGCCCTCGCGTGGCTATTATTAAAAATTGCAGGAAAGGAGGAGCGTGAAATGCTGGTACGTCTGTATGCAGGCGAGATCATCATGGGCCGCATCACCGAGGACGACGTCCCCGCGAAGCTGAAGGCCCGCGTGCACAAGTATCTCGTCGACATGGGCTACTTCGACGACGTCGAGGAGTAAGCCCAAACAACAAGGAGGGCCGCGTCCTGCGGCCCTCCGGCTTTTATGAGGTGACACAATGATCGAAATCAACATCGGCGCGCTCGTCGTCCTGCTGGGGATCCCGACGGCCGTGACCGGCTTCTGCTTCTGGATGCTCGAGCACAGGATCCAGAAGCGCGAGAAGCAAAAGGAGGCCGAGGAGGCCAAAAAACAGCAAGAGGCAGCGGCCCGAGAGCGTGCCCGTGAAGATCTCCAGATCATCACCATTCAGGGCACGTCGGCAGCCATCGCCCTCGGCGAGGCGACGGCCCGGGCCATGCAGCGCATCCCTGACGCGCATTGCAACGGGGATATGCACGCGGCCCTCGACTACGCTGCCAAAATCAAACACGCGCAGAAGGACTTCCTCACCAGTCAGGGGATCCACGCGATCATCGACTAAGGAGGTGAGCAGCATGGCCGCAAAGAAGCGCCGGCGCAAGCGGAAAAAGAAGATCGAGGCGAGCAAGAAACTCGCATACTGGGCGGCCATCGTGGCAAGCCTCAGCGCAGCCACGTCCTACCTGCTCTCAGCCTTCGGGCGCGACCCGGTCAGCGAAGTGACCGGCACGATCTTCACCGCCTGCGTCGGCTATCTAATCACATACGCCGGCAAGAGCCTCGGCGAGAAAATCAGCCGAAACCGCCACAGGCTCGACGCCGACGGCAACCCGCTCCCGGATCCGTCCGGGGACACTCTCAACAATGAGGAGGCAAAAGGATGAACACCATCGACATCACCCCTATCGTCAACGCAGCCATCGCTCTGATCGGCGCCGGCGTGAGCGTTTTCCTGATCCCGTGGCTCAAGAGCCAGACCACCGAGGCACAGCGCAAGGAGCTGACCGCGTGGGTAAAGATCGGCGTCGCTGCTGCTGAGCAGCTCTACAAGGGCGCCGGCCGCGGCGAGGAGAAGAAGCAGTACGTCATCGACTTCCTGAAGCAGAAGGGCTTCAAGGTCGACGAGGAGAGCGTCATCAACGCGATCGAGGCAGCAGTCAAGCAGCTCAACACCGAGGGCCTGACTATCGAATGACGGAGAGGGGCGGGCTCCGGCCCGCCCTTTTTCTTTTTTACAGCTAAGGAGGTAAAACTATGAGCAAATGCTACGCATCGGCCGTTCTCGCCATCGCTGCGGCAGAGATCGGCTACCACGAGAAAAAGAGCAACAGCCAGCTCGACAACCCGACCGCCAACGCAGGCAGCGCCAACTATACCAAGTACGCCAGAGACTTCGACGAGAAGTACCCGAAGTGGTACAACGGCAAGAAAAACGGCTTCGCATGGTGCGATATGTTCGTCGACTGGTGTATGCTGACCGCCTTCGGATATGCGGACGCGCTGCGCCTGCTCTGCCAGCCCGAGAGATCCGCGGGCGCCGGCTGCACCTACTCCCTCATGTACTACGAGAAGCAGGGCCGCTATCACGCCAAGGATCCCAAGCCCGGCGACCAGATCTTTTTCAGCACCGCGCACTCCAAGAGCAACGTCAGCCACACCGGCCTCGTCGAGAAAGTGGACGGCAGCAAGGTCTACACCATCGAGGGCAACACCTCCGACCAAGTGGCCCGCCGCTCCTACTACCTGAGCGACAACTACATCGTCGGCTATGGCCGCCCGGCCTACGACGCAGAGCCCGGAAACGCCAACACGGGCAGCCAGACGCCGAGCGGCGGCACCACCAGCGAAGTGACCTACACGGTCGTCGCCGGCGACACCCTGAGCAAGATCGCGGCCAAGTACGGGACGACCTACCAGAAGCTCGCAGCGTACAACGGGATCACCAACCCGAACATCATCAGAGTCGGCCAGAAGATCAAGATCCCGGGAACCGCAGCCCCCAAGAAAACCATCGCCGAGATCGCCAAGGAGGTCATCGCCGGCAAGTGGGGCAACGGCGCAGACCGCAAGAAGCGCCTCGAGGCCGCCGGCTACGACTATAACGCCGTCCAGCAGGCCGTCAACGCAGCACTCGCACGCTGATCCACAACTTCACAGCACAAGAAAACCCGCCCGGAGATCCCGGGCGGGCTTTTCCTGTTTTATAGGGCCCCGCACTGCTTCAATCTGGCAGCGGCCATTTTGTAAACCTTCGTGCCTCTGTTCGGGCCTGCGAAGTCATAGACATCACGATCCTCCAGAGACTTCAGCAGGGCAGGATCTTCAGCAATCTCAGCCCCGCAACTGTGCAGAAACTCATACACTGAAAGACCACGCGGATCACTGAACCTTCCACCGCTCTCCTGCCGGTAAACGGCATAAGCATACAACTCGCCCCGAGCGGCTCCGTGCATCTGGCTGACCATATACGAAAGCAGAGCCTTTTCACCGACAAAGCGCGAAAACTTCACCCCACAGGCGTGCGCATACAACGAAAGGCCGGGATCTGGTGCAGCCTCGTCCTCGTCGGTGATCCTGCTGATGATTGCGCTGACGTCCTCCTTGCATACTCCGTCGGGGAGCATGGCCTCGAGTTCGAGCGCGTAGTCCATTTGTCGATCGGTCGGCGGGATCTGCGGCTCCACCTGCACAGTCATAGGCTCGACAAGGCCATCATCCGCAGCCGCAGCTCTGGCGTCAGCCTCGGTCTGCGCCTCGTATCGCTTCGTGTTCTTTCTCCCTGTGCTGGAGTTCATACCAGTAACGCAAAAACGCCCATAGTTTACAAAACCGCCGGACGGGCTCACATAGCCGCCGATCTCGGCAAGCGGGAGCTCGCCGTGCGTCCGTTGCTTCACTTCTACGGTCTGAGCGTGGATCGTGGCCGTGATCGCAGGAGCCGGCTCTGGCTCCTTTTTCTTCAGAAAGCTAAACAGCCCCATGCAGTACCTCCTCCTGATGACTTTGTATTTATTAGTGTTTAGTCATCTTTGGCATAATATTACCATGCCAAAACTGGTAAAGTCAATATTGCATAGTCATCTTTAGCGTAAAGGGAGGCGAGGGCTGCGAAGATATACAAACCAGACGGCAGGTGCAACATCTCCGGGGAGAGAGTCAGAGAGGAGCGGCTGCGGGCAAACCTGTCACAGGAACAGCTCGCCTACAAGCTCCAGATCATCGGGCTGGACGTCACACAGAAGGTCATCAGCAGGATCGAGAACGGCAGCCGAGTCGTCGCTGACTACGAGCTGGACTATCTGGCGACCGCTCTCGGCACCACCATCAACCACCTGCTCGGGAAAGAATGAGAAAACCGCACGGCAGCGACGCCGTGCGGCTTTTTTTCGTGGAAAATCGCGGGAAAATGTTGAAAATCTGCCGAATTATGCTTGACATTATAGAGCAAATGCTCTATAATATAATCACAGGCAAGGGATAGCCGAGTACAGAAAGAAAGGAGAACAAAACCGCGGAAAGGAGGCAAAGCCGTGGATGCTGAGCAGATGAAAAAACTGCTCGAGCTGCTGGAACAGGCTCTAAAGTGTGAACAGGTTGCCACCATTACGATCACAATAAAGCCGAACCAAAAGCCCAAGCAGTAAGGTCGAAGGACGGCGGGAAAAATCCCGCCCGCCGTTCCTTTTCATTATAACCACGAAACCACGGCAAAGTCAAGCGGGAGGAACAACATGGACATCTCGATCAAAGTGACCTACAAAAGCGAAGGGCTGCAAAAGCTCCGCAAGGCTGCCGGCCTGTCTCAGTCTCAGCTCGCCGATCTGGCCGGGATCAAGGTGCAGGTGCTCCAGCAGTACGAGCGCGGCGCCCGGGACATCAACGGCGCAAAGCTGCCGACGCTGCTGAAGATCTGCAACGCGCTGGAGTGCAGGCTGGCCGACATCATCACAGACGAGGAGACGCTCGAGCTCCTGAAAAAGTACGAGGAACACTGACACACAGAAGGGGCGGCCGGCGGGCCGCCCCTTTTCTTTTATCACGGAGGGGAACACAATGGGACAGCACTGGAGCCATCTGACGCCGACCAAGCGCATCCAGCTCGACGCCTTCATCCGCGCAGGAATGAAGCCGACAGACATCGCCAAAGAGCTCGGCGTCCATCATACGACCATCTACCGGGAGCTGAAGCGGTGCACCTATGAGCACCTCAACAGCGACTACACCACCGAGACCAGATACAACCCCGAAGGCGCACAGGCCCGCTATGAGGCCAACCTCCGCGCCAAGGGGCCGGAGCTGAAGATCGGCAACGACTACGAGCTGGCCGACTACCTGATCGCCAAGATCCGCGACGAGAAGTACAGCCCGGAGGCCGCGATCGGTGAGGCCGAGGTCAAGGGCTGGCCCTTCAAGACCCACATCTGCGCGAGCACCGCCTACAACTACATCCGCGGCGAGATCTTCGGCGACGAGCTGACCGTCTCCATGCTGCCGCAGCACGGCAAGCGCCACCAGCCGGAGCGCCCGGCCGGATCCATGCCCCGCAAGCCCGCCGGCCGGAGTATCGAGGATCGCCCTGAGCACATCAACGACCGCAGCACCTTCGGTCACTGGGAGATGGACAGCGTCGAGAGCTGCCAAGGCGTCAGCAACACCTACATCGTGATGACCGAGCGCAAGACCCGCCGCGAGATCATCATCCCTTCGCCGGATAAGACGAGCGCCAGCGTCGTCGCTGCCCTCGACACCCTCGAGAAGAAAGTCGGCTCCAAAGTGTTCCCGCTGATCTTCCAGTCGATCACCTGCGACAATGGCTGCGAGTTTGCCGACGCCGCCGGGATCGAGCGCAGCATCACCGGCCGAGGCCCTCGCACCGAGGTCTACTACTGCCACCCGTACCGGCCGAGCGAGCGCGGATCCAATGAGAACCAGAACGGCCTCATACGTCGGCACCTGCCGAAGGGCACCGACCTGAGCACGATCTCCTACGAGGAGACCAAGCGGATCGAGGACTGGCTGAACAACTACCCCCGCAAAATGTTCGGTTATCTGTGCTCCGAGCAGCTTTTCCGGGAAGAAATCGCCCTCATTCTGGCCTCCTGAAAATTATTTTTGCTTTTTTGTGCATTTACTCTTGACAAATGGCTTGCTGTCCATTATCATTAAACGCACAGAGACTCAACTGAGTCGGCTGTGCGTTTTTTCTTTACTACAACCCCATAGGACGGAGGTGAGACTGACGGGAAAGTACCGCTACCTGACCTTCGAGGACAGGAAGAAGATCGAGGCGTGGCATCTGCTCGGAGATCGGCCGGTCGACATCGCGGCCCGCCTGAGCGTCCACCACACCACGATCTACAAGGAGCTCCAGCGAGGCGCGACCGGCGCGCTGGACGCCAACCAGCGCGAAGGGTACAGCGCAGAGCTCGCCGAGAGGCGGCTGCGTGAGAGCTTCAAGCGCAGAGGTAAACGAGCACCGGCCGCACAGTAGCCAAGAACACCCGGCAGCGCCGGGCCGAAGAAAGGAGAGCCCAACATGAAAACGATCACACGACCCCGACGCTGAAAATGGACGAGCTGCGCACCCCCTCCGCGCTGCTCTCTGAAGCGATCCGGCGGTCGTGTTTCTGCTTTTCAGGGACTCGACACCACTAAGATCCCCGGCTCTGGCCGGGCCAAGACGAAAGGAGACCACCATGACACACAACCCCAATGTGTACGGCTATGTAAACGGGAAACCCGTCTTTTCCCGCGACGAGTTCATCTTTGAACACCGCAAGCGCGGCCCTATTGAGGACGACGCCGAGCTCATAGCCTTCGCCGAAAAAGCAACGAGCGGCTGGCATAACGCCGGCTGGAGCCATAGCTTTATCAGCTTCTACCTCAGCGACTACGCGCTGAGCGAACCTTTTGCAAGCCTGACGCTAAGCGAGTTCAGACGCCTGAAGGAGCTCCAGCAAGAAGCGCGCGAAGCCGCCAAAGCTGCGGACGACGCTCGGTGCTGGCGGCTCAAGGAGACGATCAACTGGGCCGACAACAGCGTCGAGGAAATCTACGAGGACAAAGACGGTAACACCAAGCACGTCACGGTCGTTGGCCCGCACGGCGACGCCTGCTGAGGAGGTGCGGAACATGAACACCAAAGCCATCCGGCAGCTCGCCGACGTCACGCTGGACAAGTACCGCAGCTCAATCCCTCGCAAAGCCTTCGAGGAGTTCGTGAAGGACATCATCGCCGGCGAGAACCGCGCGACCGCCTTCAGATACGAGGCGAGCCCCATCTGCCGGGCCTCGTTCCCGTCCACGCTGGACGAGGACGGTGCCCGCTGCACCGTGGAGGTCACGGTCTACCGGCTGAACGCCGTGGCCGTCACCGCCTTCCTGCTGGATGGGCCCGAGACGCTGCTACGGCACATCGGGCTCGACGAGCAGGACACATACACCACCAAGCACGAGATCGACGACCTCGTCACCGTCGTGCACATCACCAGAGAGGAGGCGCCAGCATGGCAGCACTGAGAGACATCGCCCGAGACTTCGCCGCGGAGATCCGCGACGGCATCGGCTGGACAATCGTGTATCGCACCGGCCGCTCGTGGAACGCCCTGACGATCTGGAGCGACATCTGGAACGGCGAGTGGGAGACCGACGACCTCAACGATGCCATCGGGATCCTGAAGGCAGACCCGGACGCCGTCATCGTCAACGGCTACTACTGCGGCCACTTCGGTGAGGACATGACCATCGACGAGATCGCCGCCGGGATCCGCTGGCACTACGAAGGCGGCCACAACCGCCTCGCGGACTATTGCGAAGTCACGCAAGGCCGGGACGCCCTCGAGGAGGGCCGCAAGACTGCCGAAGCTGCCGGCCTCCCGTTCTGCGAGCGTCTGGCCGACGGCAGCATGGCGCTCGCCGATCACGAGAAGATGCAGCAGGCCCGCGAAGCCTTCGATAGACTGGCCGACGC